TTATGCTTAAAGCTTCCATTGAGATGGAAAGCCTCGGGATAAGTCCCGCTGGCCCAAAGGGCCACCCTACGGATTATCCGTATCAACGCGTTGCGTTGGTGCAAGTTTGCACCCGCCTTCTTCCAGGAATGGAAGTGACCAAGGCGGCTGGCATGTTTACATGCGTTACTCATCGTAACAAGAAGGATTATGAAATCCTCCGGTCCTTTAAGGATAAAGATCGTAAGATCTTTGAGGACTGGGTCCTCGCATCTAACGTGCCTAACCGCAGGTTAGTCGACGAGCATGTCGACGAGGTCTTTTGGACCAGTCTATACGACCGAGTATTATACTCATGGCGCGCGTTCGGGTTGACGGTGCTTTTGCACCCTGACCTGACGGCGACGGAGGCTTGGGAAACCGACCTCTTACTGTTGAACAGTGTTTGTAAATACAAATATTGGTTTGTAAGCCAATGCTTCTCTGAAGCTTACATCTCTGATGATGGCAAATTGATTTGCCCGAACATGTCCAAGACAATCAAGATCCTTAAAGGACTTGGAGCCTGGCTGACCTATTATGGGTCGTTCGACACCTCAGGTGCGACGGTCAAACCTCAGGTTTTAGACATGTTGCCTGGACAGACTCGTACGGACCTTCAGGTCCTGAGCTGGTTTGATGGCTGTCTCCATCATTGGCGGGAGCCATGGGCTTTGAAGCCCACAAAACATAATGTTTGGTGCTTTGCCCAGATATCTGGGTTTGGCCGGGCGTTTCCGCCCCCAGGAGATGATGTCCTGCGGCCTGAGGCCGACAATGTGTTTAAAACATTGTCTACTCTTCCGGAGTATGACCGTGATATTATCCCGGTCTATGCTGTTGCAGCAGAGAATGTATTCTCTAGGCTTCCAAAGCCGAGACTTGAGTCTCATGTTTCCATTACAGGCTCAGCCTGTTATGAAAACAACACCGAACTCGGTGGTATGGCGCATGTTGTCATCGCAGAGGTTAATGCCTTCGCGGGACAGTGCTCCATGACTTGGTACAAGTCCGGTCGTGACGACCCAGTCTCAGGACTTTACGACCCATTTGGTCGTCTGGCCGTGAGCCAGTGGAACTTCTCAGAAGTGGAGGAGAAGGGACCCTTTGGGTCCTTCACTTCGAAGGCCATTGAGAGTTATTTCAATAGGCCTCTTGGTGAGATCCTCTATCGCTATTCAGCGAAAGACCCAGTCTTGTTAGGCCGTGGTCTCGGGGGGGACATCCATCCTATTGCCCCCAACCGAGATTTCGGTACTAACATTGAGTTTGAACTCACTGGCGTTAATAAACGCTTGGCTAAGGCCATGTGTGTATCACACTTAAACGAATGTTTGGGCGACATTGTCGTCCTATGGGCTTGGTCCCAGGCCATGGAATATGGCCATTTCACTGAAAAAGACGGTACAACCGTCGCTCCTTTTAGGAGAGGAACAGCTTTGTTCTGTACCCCAGGTGTAAAAGTCTGGGTTCAGGACAAGCCTATTCCATGCACCCTTATGGTGCTAGCCGAGCCCGGCTTTAAGGCCAGAAGCCTTACTAAGAATTTTTCTTGGTTGACTGTTATACAGGCATGCTTCAGGCATCTCTTCGCCGATTATATCGGTCAAGATAACCGTTGCGGTTTGGGCCTTAAGTCCAGTCGTGTTCTTTGGGACCAATTGAAGGTCGTAAAGAAGACGAAGGATCGATTCCTTAGTGTTATAAACACGGACCTTACAAGGTCTACGGATAGAATTCCGATGGACCTTCTTCGTGCGATTTGGTCCAAAGCATTTCATGCTTGGGGTTGGACCCCTTTGTCTGTTTATCAAAACATGGTCGTGGTCGACCATCTGGTTGAATACCGGAAGCGTAGTACGCTTCAGCTTTGCGGTTCCTTTATGGGGGAACCAGTGAGCTTCATGTCACTGACATTGTACAATTTATGTACTCTGGAGATTAGCTCCTGGGCTTGTGCCCGTAAGATCCCTAAGGTCTTTAGTCCTAAGGACTTGTGGGCTTACCCGAAGTCGAAGGACTTCACTAAGCTCTCATATGATTCAATCATTGGGGATGACGTTATGCGTCTCTCTATGGTCAAAGACCTGGGTGTTTACACCCGTCGCTTGTATAAGCTCACCAATGGTGAATTGTCTAAAGGCAAGGACACAGAGTCCACGTGCCACGGAATACTGGCTGAAAACCATGTATTCATTGGCCCGACAGGCATTGCCTCAGGTATCGAGTACCTCGATGTGGTTAAACCACGGTTACTAACGTCTTCGACGCGTTTCCATAGCGATAATCGCTCTTCCATCATTGGAAAGGGAGCTATGCTCTTTACCCAGTTAACCTGGTATCGGAGTACTAACTCCGTCCGCTTCAGCGGAGTGGCAGATATGTGTCTGTCAGTATATTATTATATACTGGAGAAGAATCTCTCAAGCCAAACTCGGCTTTGGCGGGACTTTAAGTCCCTCCCGGTATATTTACCGTCGTCTCTTGGAGGCCTCGGTTTACCGCTCCCCGTTGGGGTGATACTGAAGTATTTCAACTTTGAAGTTGGGTTCCTTTTGAACCTCCTCAGAGAGGATCTCCCAATTGGGGAGTACCTTGACTCGTTTTATGGTCTTAAGACCATTAACGCGAAGAGGAAGAGGAAGATCCCCATTCCAAAAATGGAAAAGTTCTTTGAACGTCTCAAGATTGAGATTGACCCTCAGGTCAGGTCAGAATATGACCCACAGGAACATAAGTTCCTCTACTCCATTCCGGCCGTACTTAAGTACTATAAGACCGGACCTCGGAGTGGGGAGATGGATATCTCCGCCGTTACCGGCGAGCCACGTGTGGCAGGCGTTATCGCCGATGTCTATGACAGGGATGGTTTCATCCCGATCGATACTATTATCGATCAGTGGGAACGTTACCAAATGTTTGGTAAGACGTTCATCACCGGACATGATGTCCCTGAGACTCTGTCTCTACGAGGTTACCTCGCAAACCTTAAAAGGTTTTGGCGCGATGCCAAGTCCCGTTACGGAATACCAGTGAATGGTACCCTTCTCTTTGAGGGTAGGGCGGTAACCGTCACTCAACAAGAGTTTGACGAATTGTCATGGAATCTTTCCAAGAGGTCTATGACCTTGATCCATAAGGAGAAGACCAAGGAGTCCTTGTTGGCTCTTGGTCCGACTATGAATGTTAGTCTGGGTCGTATGGACCCTATAGCTCAAACTAAGCTAGGGCTAGAAGCCCAACTGGCGAACGCGATCAATGATTGGTTGCGTATCCAGAGTCTTGAAGACGACCGGGAACCGGTTGCTGTAGACAGCAATGTTTTGGAGTAGGTGACTCATCACCCTCCATAGGTGTAATACCTGATCAGACACGGTCAAGGGTCCAATCCTGACGGATGGTTATCCG